CCTGCAAGAGCAAGTTTAGCAACAGGTATAGTAATCAAACAAACAATATTGGAAAGAAACAAGTATCCATTGCCTCAAGCTACAACAAATAGTGAAATAGCATGGGTAGGCAGTCCAACAACACGAACACTTAACATACCATATTAATGTCATTAAAAGATATAACGATAACTGGTTCAATAGGAACATATCCTACTTTATCATATGGGCAAAAAGAATATGTTTCATCAACTGATGAACAGTCTTTTCCTATAGAACAAGTTACAGGAAGTAATGGTGGTACAACTCCAAATTTTTATGGACAGTACGCTACTACTGATTTATATGTTAACGTGACTCAATCATGGGACGTATATGATGACACACCTGTAGGAATAGTTTCATCAGTCCATAATACACAAGACGAATTTATAAACGGAGAATACAGTGGCTCAGCTTTGGAAGTAACTAATCAAAGTTTAATAGATGCTAATTGTGTACAATTTTTAACAGTAAGCGCAGTAGAAATAGATTACAAACCATATTTTTATAAATCAACAACAACATCATTAGGAGCATTTTTAGATTTAAATACATCACCAAACGATGGAGAAGTATATATATTTTGGAATGACGCTATAGATCCTAATATACATTAAAATATGCCATTATTACCAATAATACCAGCAGGAGTAAAATATATAAAAGTAGCTAGAAAAGATACTCAAGGCGACGATAATACTTTATCATTACAAGAACTAACAAATTTAAGATTTAAATTTAGTGATGTAACTGGTATAGTGAATTATGAAGTTCTTACCATAACAGAATATCCTTCTTATTATTTATATGCAATTAGATCATTAAATGTAACTTCATCTGCTGATAATAATGTATTAAATCATCATATAGATGCTTCTAAAACTGGAACTACCACAGTAGCAGGAGATGCCTCAGTAGTAGTAACTAATTATAATACTGTAACAACAGACATATTAGGATATTTAAATTCAACAACAGGTTTAATTACATTCGGAGACACCCCAAATGTAAAAATGTACATAACCGCTTCTGTTACAGTTCCAGATTATTATCAAGATTTTTCTTTATTTGGTTCATCTGAAGGTAGAATAGTAACAGTTAATTCTGTTCCTAACCCATCAGGAGGAACATTAACTTTATCAGCTAGCTTTACTCCAATAGAAAATAGTACATATTGGTTATATATAGAAAATGCTGCTCCCGGAGCTTCATCATATAGTAACGTTAATTTACTTCTTACTCAATCAATAAATCCACATTCATCAACTAACTTAACAGTTTTAGAACCATATTTGTTAAGTACTTTTACTGACAGTGATTGTGACGTTTTAATGAATAATGCTGTCACCCCAGAGTATGATGTAAATTTTATGAAGGTAGATTATGATGGAAATGGTGGAATAGTAATTCCAAGTAATCAACAACAAATATTAGCTAATTCAGCAGAACGTGCTCCTGTTAAGCCATACAACTATGCTGCTCATGCTCAAATATTACCAAGATATATAGGTTCAAGAAACTCAACAGATGATTTCAATGTAGCCTCTACGTCTAATGTCATATCAGAAGAAATTATTACACATACTAATTTAGGTCCAACAACATTAGGTTATCCTTCAGTTTCTTCTTTAGGAACATATTTTGCTTATTTTGACTACATTGGTGGTACTAGTTATGAATTAATAAATAAAAAAGCAGCTCATATTTTATTCTTAATAGATAAAGATGGAAACATTCAAACTCCGAGTTTAAATCCTCCATATTATTCAAACTTATTACAAAATTTTGAACAAAATAAAAATGTAAATGTTGTATTTTCTACAAGTACAGGTGGTGTAACTAATGTTCAAGGAATTCATCCTATAATTAGAACAGGATTGTCTCCAAAACCTATTATATGGTCACAGTCTGGAAGTACCGCTAATTCATCATCTACTATAATTTTTGAAAACGCGAGCGGATTAACTGTTCCTGACTATAGAACAACAATAAATTTCGGATCTTACTCCACGCATGGTGGATATTGGGACATAATAACACATGCTCTTCCTCATTCGGAATCATATGGAACAAATAATACTACTTCATCCTTATCTACAACAACAAATTCGTGGATAGGAATTTCTACATCGACAAATACTACCCAAGGAGTATTTAATCTTTCTTTTGTAGCAAATTTATCATCAATTCCTTCACCACATTTTCCTATTCCAGCTCCCGTGACTATTAGAATAGATGTTTCTACAGATAGTGGAACTACTTGGTTACCAATTGCTACATCGAATATAGTTGTTTCATCAACATCATACCAACATTTTTCATTATCCTCTCCTATCCAAACCCTAACATCAGGAAGTATATATAGAACAGTAGCTATTGCTAGTGATGATTACAATGTAATAGGCGGTACATTCTCATTATCTCAAACTGTATCACCTACTGCTATAACAGTTAATTCACCATATTGGACAACAGGATCATCATCTACTAATATTCTAACAGGCTCAGCGTTTATTCCTGTTTACAGCCCTGTGAATCCTCTTACTCAAACTTCACCCACAAGTTCGGGATATTCTGAAAATTTACCGTTTACATTACAACCCCAAGATCAAATTAGATTTGAAGGAAATGAAATAGCAGAAGTATACACAATATTAAAAGTAGAAGGAACAAATGTAAGTGGTTCATTATATTTAACTCTAGATAGAGGTATAGTTAGTGGAACTAAGTTAAATTCATTTTTTATAAGAAGATATATTCCTGATCCAAATTTTATAATAATAGACGTACCAGCAGAAGGAGGAGGAAATGGATATTTATTTCCTGAATATACAAGTTTGGATATACAAAATAATTTTGATAGTATAATACAAAACTTAAAAGCAAAAGGTGTAATTCCCTCAACATAAAATATAATTTAACAATATTTATAACAAAAACATAACAAAAAATGGGATATTTAAATAACGCAGTCATAACCGTAGACGCAATTCTAACAACAAAAGGAAGACAATTATTGGCTCAAAACAATGGTTCGTTCAAAATTACACAATTTGCACTAGCAGATGACGAGGTAAATTATACATTGTACAATCCAAATCATCCATCTGGCTCAGCATATTATGGCGAGGCAATTGTAAATATGCCTTTGTTAGAAGCATTTCCTCAAGAAACGCAAATCATGAAGTATAAGTTAGTTACTCTACCTAGAGGAACAGCTAAATTACCTATATTAGACTTAGGTTATTCAGCAATTGTAATTAAACAAGGTGCTTCATTAGCTATAACTCCTCAAACATTAAATTACTTTGGAGGAAATACCTATGAAACCTCCGGGTACACAGCAACAATTTCCGACGTACGTTTATTTAGTACATTTGAAGGTGCGGGTATTAATACACCAGCTGCTCAAACTTTAAATACCACTACAACATTAGGAACTAACGTTTCTAAAACGGTTGTTGGTACTACTATTAACATTAGAGCAACAACAGTAAACACATTATTTGGCGCAAACACTCAATTACAAGCTACATTAACTGTAGAAGGTAGAGACAGTGGAGCTAGAGTAACTATCCCAGTAACAGTAACTAAAATATCATAAAAAAATAAAACATGGCATTCAATCGTTTAGCACCTGAAGATTTTGTAGTAAGTTCTGATTCAATCACAGCCACATTGTGGTCGGCAGGAGCAGTAGCATTAACTAATTTTTACACTTCATCAACTCAAGAAGCAGGATCTTCTGGAAACTTCTACTTAAACATTTATCAAACTGCATCTAATGATTCCTCAGCAGAAGTACAATTCGCTGTTGCTTATGGTAATCAAAATGGTAGTGGAAGTTCATTCTACAACAATGCAGTCCCAGGAGTTTCTCCAACTAAAACTACTTATGGACAATATCAAGTATTAGTATTAGGAGATGAAAATGCTAATTTTGTATTTGGCGGAGTAACATCATCTGATTTTTGGGTTATATCTGTAGATAGAACTCGTTATAAAGAAAGTTTATTTCCAGGTTCATTATCTTTAACATTATCTGGAAGTGGTGGAACTGTTGGAAAGTATATTACAATAACAGATAACAGTCAAGTAGCTCCATCTATCGTTTTTAACGACGCAGGAAGAGTATATCAATTAGTTAGTGGTTCTCAAGGAACAGTTAATACAAGTACTGATCCTAGTGGATATAGCATATCAGGTTCATATGGTTGGTTGTTACCAGACATCGGAACTATTATATTAAATCCAATCGCATTAAGCGCTTCTATAGGTTTAGTATCTAGTCAATCATACAACTCAGACGGATTAAATTATAGAAAATTATTTAACGCTATAAATGGAACAGGTGCCAAATCTTTCTTCTTAAACAGTCAAGAAACAATTTCTTCAGATTATATATTTGTAAGAGCAAGAAACGCAGAATTTAACTACTCAGAAAATCCAAGTTTTATATCTGGAAGTACAGGTACGGTAATATATAATTCTTTCATTAACAATCCACAAACATTTCCTACAACAATAGGATTGTACAACGATACAAACGAATTGTTAGCAGTAGCTAAACTTTCAAGACCATTGTTAAAAGATTTTACAAAAGAAGCATTAGTGCGAGTTAAATTAGATTTCTAAAATGAATGGGCGCTTACAAGCAATTTTTAGCTTCAGATATAGTTGTTACTCCATTTGAGGTAAATAAAGGATTTACTTTTCATGGTGCAAACGAACTAACAGCGTCTTATGTTGGAATAGATAGACTTTTAGGTCAAAATATAACATCATTATTTAATCCACTATCTGGTCCTACAACAGGACAGTTAGGAGTTCAATATCAACAATTAGTGTACTCTTCAATAGAAGAATTATACTACGCTAACTATTTAAGTTCAAGTTACAGCGATCCAGCAAGTCGACCAATCTTAATTCCAGGTAGAGATACAGCGGGAAATAGATTAGTAGGTTCATCTAGTAGTACAGCATATGATAATTACTTACAAACAACATTATCATATCCAAGATACTTTCCTACATCATCAAACGATGTTATAGGTGTTATTTCAATTCCAGTTCGATTATTTGGTGACTATATTCAACCAAATTCATTTACATTCACTGCTGAAAGTGGAAGTTTAACAGACGATGGAGAAGGAAATATATTATCAGGCAGTACAATAATAGGAAACATATTTTACCCTCACGGTCTTATTACAATAACATCAGCATCATCAGACGTTATAACTAATTTTATAACATCGTCTAATGTTACTTGTTCATTTTCAAGTTCATATAAAATATTTGAAACACAGTATAAGTGTACAATTAGAGAAAATGAGTTTAACTTAAGTTTAAATCCAAGTACAATATCAGGAAGTACAGAGGGTACACCATATGCTTTTGTAAACGAGTCGTATTTTTCACCTTACATTACAACAATAGGTTTATACGACGAAGCACAAAACTTATTAGCAATAGGTAAATTGGCTCAACCTCTACCTTCATCACCAACAACAGACACAACTATTTTAATAAATTTAGACAGGTAATGAAAAAATCAAAATTGAAGCAAATTATCAAAGAGGAAATATTTAAAATATTAGAAGTAAATTATAGGGACATTAATTTAAATAATCAAACAGATATTGAAAATGAAATTGATGATTTTATCCAACAAATTTATAGATCTGGAGGAGATATAGAAAGATTGTATAATGAATGGAAGAATTTAAACTTGGGTGGAATTGAGTTTGATAATAAATCAATTCATTTTCTTAATTGGCTAAAACATAAATTCCCTAAATATTCAAATATCAAAAAATCAACTTCTAGTGAAAGTGATGTTGTAATAAAAATTAATAAACTTATACAATTAATAAAAGATATTGAAGGCCCAGATGAAGTAGAAAGATTATATGATGAATATGAAAGTATAGATAGACCAGATAATTATGAATATCATTCTGAAATTGATTCTATTAATTTTCTTAATTGGTTAAAACAAAAGAAAAAAATAATATAAAATGTGGTTACATAAAAATAAAGTTATAAATAAAATAGAAGATTTCCCTGAAAATACATTTGGATTTATTTACAAAATTACCAACAATGAAACTGGAAAGTTTTACATTGGTAAAAAACAGTTAATGTCTAAAACCAATGTCAAGTTAGGTAAAAAGGAAAAAGCAGCACTACCAACACAACGTGGCAGAACTCCATCTAAAAAATTAGTAGTTAAAGAAGCCGATTGGCAAAACTATTGGGGCAGCAACAAACTACTACTTGAAGAACTTAAGTTAAACAAAGACAAATTCACAAGAGAAATACTAATGATTTGTCCTAGTAAAAAACTTTTAACATATTGGGAAGCGGCATTTCAAATAAAGTTAGATGTACTGTTGATAGACAGTTACAACGATACCATTTTAGGACACTATTACAAAAAAGACTTCATAGTCTAAATTAGGCTTATACACTAATCTTTATTATATTTAAGTTATGGTTAATGCTTTAATATATTTAATGGATACAGTCTTAGGTAAAGGTAAACCTACATCTAAGGGAAACAGAGCATATCATTGTCCTGAATGTAAACATCATAAGTTAAAACTTGAAATAAATTTAGACGAGTCCTCATCACATTTCCAATCATACAACTGTTGGACGTGTGGATTTAAAGGTAAAAAGTTAACTACTCTATTTAAAAAGATAGAGGCAGATCCAGACAAAGTAAGCGAATTAAAATTTTTAGTTAAATCATCTCCAAAAGAACATAGTG